TTGAAAGTGTCTAAACTTACGTCTAGCCCCTCCATGTTTTGCATCTTTTGCGGCTTTGTCATGAAACCTTGATTCTGCCTCATAACCGATAGCTTCTCTAAATGCCTTCTTAGGACGGACATAAGCTTCTCCACCTTTGGCAAACTTTTCAGCCTTGTCCATTTTATCCTGTAATTTATATAAAAAGTCAACACCTTTTTTTCGTTGTTCTTTTTTTCCTTTTCCACCCATAACTTTACCAAGACCTCTAACTGCTGAAGATTTCACTACAAATTCTCCATCAGAAAGTCTAGCAGGAATAGAATCTGAGGTCTCTGTACCTGGTCCAGATACAAACCCACCTTCTGCTTTCCAAATGTCTCCTATAAAATCTCCTACTCCTCCTAAGGCTCCAGATACAACGTCTTTTCCAGCTTCCCAAACAGGACTAAGAACATTGTCTCCTATAAAACCTCCAGCTTTTTTAATTTCATCAGGAAATAATTTTTGACCCATGGCAATTACAGTTAGCCATTTATTAAACTCACCTTTTTTAATAGCATCTTCTCTATTCATCTTCATGAGTCTTTGTCTATCATCACGATTAATTTTATTCCATCTTTCTCTCATTTCGTCATCAGACATTTTATTTAACTGTGCTCTTAATTGGTCTTGAGCACTTCTACGTTCTTTCATTCCAGCTATTTCAATCTGACCTTCAGCTTCTCTTCTAGCTTGGTCACTAGCCTTAGAAAAAGACCTTAATTTTGTTCCTGTATCTTGACCACGCATAGATTTCATAGCTGCTAGTCTTTGAGCTAAACTTCTATCCTGTGTTCTTCTTATTTGTTTTTCTGCTATGCTTTCTTCACCTGAGGCTTGTTTCTTCAAATCCTCTACTAGCTTTGACTTTTCTCCCTCAACATCAATAGGTTCGCCTTTAGCTGGTTCAGGTGCAGGTTCAGGTGCAGGTGCAGCAGGGTCTTTGGCTTTAGGTTGTAATGCTTTAGCTGCTAATGCTCCTGCTCCTAATCCAAGAGCAAGTGCTCCAGCTCCTGAACTTCTATCTCCTCCAGGTTTTGGTGCAGGTTTTTCTACCTCTTCTAATTCTTCTGCTCTAGCCTCTATAGCTTCTTGAAATGAAGTAGGCTCTGCATCGCCTGGAGTAACAGCATCTACTGCACCTGAAACACCACTTTTTATAGCGCCTTCTACGCCTGTTTTTTGTAGGGCTTTTTTTACAAGATCAGGACCACCTACTGCTTTAGATAGTGTGTTAACAAGCCCCACCCCTGGAATCATTTCTATTAAATTTCCTGCTGTATCTAAAAGTGTTCCTTCAGCAGTTTCTACTACTTTTTTCTTAACTCCATCTACAATTTTAGTTTTAAGCCCTGGTCCATCACCTACGTCAAGACCTTTTGCTCTATCCATTTCTTCTTGTTTAGCTCTTACTTTCTTTTCCCAGTCTGCCATTAGTTTACTACCAGCAGCCCTTTGTTCTTTTTCTTCTTGTGCAGCTTTAAAAGCTTTAAATTCTTCTTCACTTCCAAATCTAGGGTCTGCTGCCATTTGTTTTTTGAGTGCTTCCTCTCTTTCTCTTTGCTTTAAAAAGTCTCTTATTCCTTCTTGGTCTGGAGCATCGGCTTCTATTAATCTTTTTTGTTCTAAAGCTTGTCGTATTCCAACTTGATCTGGAGCATCAGCTTCTATTAGTCTTTCTGTTTCTTTTCTTTTTCTAGCCTCTTCTCTACGTCTTAAGTCTTCTCTTCTTAAATCTTCAGATAATGCTCTATCTGCTATAGCTTTTTGAAAGTCAAAACCTTCTTTTTTTAATTGTCTACCAAAAGAACTTTGTTCTCTTTCTAAATCTAAAGCGTCTTGCTCTGCCTGTCTACCTTGTCTCAGATCTTCCATTTGTTGATTAAAATCTCTTTCTTTTTCTTCGTCTAATGCCTTTTGTAGATTTTTTTGTCTTACCCTGTCAAGCTCTCTTTGTTGTGTATCTGCTATAGCTTTTTCAAGATCAACACCTTCTAGTTGTTTTTTAAAAGGACTTTGTTCTTTTTTTAAATCATCTCTATCCGTTTGTTGAGCCAGTTTTTCTTCAAATGACACTCTTTTATCTATTATATCCTCGTCAAAACCCATTTCTCTCATGTCTTGTCGATCTTCAATTGATTTTTGTAAAACTCCTTCTTCGCTTAAACCTCTTAATTGACCACCACTGGTTTCTGTTCTAAGTCTCTCTTCTTCTGCTCTATCTTCTATAGCTTTTTGAAAATCAAAACCTTCGTCCCTTAGTTGTCTACCAAAAGAACTTTGCTCTGCTTCTAACTCTCTAGCTTTTTGTAAATCAGCAGCAGCTTTTTCTTCTTCTTCTAATCTTTTTACTTCAGCTGGATCAGTATAAACAAAATCAGTAACTCCTTCTGATTGAGCTTTTTTCTTTTGTCCAAAATAATCTGTCAGACTAGGTTTTTCGAATAAACCTTGTCCTTCCGTTGCTTTCTCATATTCATCCAACTCGGATGCACTAAACATTTTACCTTCACGCTTATAGATTTTGTCGTCTTTCGTTCTTTCTTTTTCTTCACCTACTTTGGTTATGTTAGTTTCTCCAGTTTGAAAAAAGTCTCCTACTTTAGTAAAAAAACCTCTATCATCTCTTTGCTTAGCTTCACCTGTTTGTTTTCCAGTTATAGGATCACGCTTAATGTTACTAAAGTCCATTCCTGCTAACTGACCACCCATGCTGGTTTCTTTTTTAACTCTCTCTTTTTCTTTTTCCTCTGCCTCTTTCTTCATTTGTTTGGCTAATTCTCTTGATTCTCTAGCTTGAGCACCTTGAGTTCCACTAGAACTTCCTCCACCTTTACCACCGCTGCTTGAGCTTGAGCTTGATCCGGTGCTACCACTGGAACTATCTCCGCCTTTGAAGCATTTCAGAGGTCCTACTGCTATAAGTTTTGGTCCTAATAATACAGGTTTAATAATTTTCATATTACATCCTTACTGAGCACAATATAATCGCCATTGTTCCAAGCTAGTTTAAATCCATGTGTTAAAAATTTAACTAAAGTTTCGTTTGCATGTTTGTTATAAATATAAACGGAACATGTAACCTTTTCATATCCTTTTTCTTTAGCGTAATTAAATATTTTAGCTTGATATTCTTGTCCTATTTTTTTATTTCTAAATTCTGGTTTTACCCACATATCCTCTACATGTAACCTCTTATCGTCATCAAATGCCTTACAAGCAAAAAGTCCATGTTCATCTTCAAAACTATGGATATTATAACATTCTAATCTGTAATCTGCATAATGTGACATAATTGCTCCTAGACACTAAAAACTCTACTTTGTTTAATTTTATAGTCTGTACCCTTTGAACCAAGTACAAACATAACTTGAGAAAGATTTATGCCTCTACCTAACTCTCCTGCTCCTTGCACAGTTTCTATCTTTATTTTAAAAGATTCGCATTTTTGTTTAATAAAATCAAGTCTATATTGATATTGCATAACGTCTTTTCCACCATATGCAATAGCTGTAGTGTAATCTCCAGTAGTTCCACCTGGGTCTCCATAATAGCCTTTCTTAAGACCAGTTGACTCTAAGCGTCTGCCAGGGTCTCCATACCTAAAAATCTCAGTTTGGTCAGCAACATCAACTATTTTTGTTTGGGAATAAGTATCATCATAGTTGTAAGCTACACTGACCTTAAGTCTATGTGGACTAAAATAATCTCCAAGTATTAACATTCTATAAATTCTTAAAGCTGATTGTGCTCCAGCAGGGTTTATCCAACCTGTTTCTACTGACATATTAACAGGAACTCCTGCATCGTCAAATTCTGAACTTTGTTTATAAAGCTTATTACCTTCTGGACCTACGTGAACATAATAATAATCGTCCCCAACTACTACTGAACTTACTCCTCTATGGTTGTCATAAAGAGACCAAAATCCTCTAAAGTAGTTATAAACTAAACAAAATCCATCAGAAGTTAAAAATCTTACCTCGTTGTCTTTTGCAAAAATATCAGCTTTTGTAATGTTTAAATTATTAAAATCATCTATTGGAAAGCCAATATACTTAAGCACTAATGATCTTTCTAAAAGATAAATACCTTTATTTGATTTAAAAAATAAACCTTGAGGGGTTAAGACCACACTATTAGCTTCTACACAACCTATATCAGACGATATTAATTGAGGTTCAATAAACGTATTTTGTTCACCAATATTGTTAGGACCATCCCCAGATAAAAAGAATATGGCATTTCTTTTGAATATAATTAGTTTATCATCCATACCTTTTAAGGCTGTTATGTCTCCACCTAGACCAGACATTACTATTCTAAAGGTATCGTTAAATCCTATACCTGTATTTTCTTCAACTATTTTTGAGTATTTTAATTCTAGTTTGTTTTCTAATCCTGCTAAAAATAATCTGTTTTTAAAAGTAGCTATTAGTGAATTAGAAGGAGGACTTACGTTTTCTACTTCTCCACCTTCAGTATAAATTAATTCGTTTGCAATAAGCTTTGCGTCTGAAGTCTTGTCAGTAAATAAAAGATAATCAACTCCATCGGTTGTATTTACTATAGGTTTAGATGTTTGATCTAAATCATTAGTATCGTCTCCCATAGTTTTATAAAAAACTGTACCATTACCTTCCGTTCTATATAATTCAACATAGACATCACTTTTTTGTGTTAAATCTAAAGGAGGAATGTTAACTGAAACTGAGGTAACATTAGCAGTACAAGTGACTGAAGCTTGAGGAGATACAGCAGATTTAAAAACATTTCCTTGAATATCAGTCCAACTATAAACTGCTAAATAATTATAAGTTTTAGTAGACTCAAAAGGACCAGTAGACCCTGTTCCTTGTGCAACAACTACAGTATTAGGAGGGTAATTAAAACCTTGTTCTACAAGAACATTACCGTCATAACATTTAAGTTGACCTCCTGCTATATTCAAATTGTTTTGCATATCAACAGTTTGGTTAACAACTTTATTATCAAAGTCTAATACTGAAGAGTTAACTCCGTAAAGAGTAAAATAACTTGTAACTCCTTGAGTTCCACTTATAATTTTACCTTGAACTTTACTTGTAAATAAAAATTTAGTAGCCGATATTGATGGAACATCTGATAAACTTGGTATAGTATAGTTAGCGTTCACATTTGTACCAGAATAGTTGTAAAATCCTGTACTATCATTAGCTCTCTTTCTAGTAGTGTTTAAAATACTACCACCTTGACCTTGACTAATTTTAGCCTGTACTGACCCATCAGATTTCATAGTATAATAAGTAGCGTGTAACTCTGTTTCTCTTATAACATTTACATAGACAGTCTCATCTTGAACAAACGACTTAGAAGCTAATCCTACACCTCTAGCCATTACTGAAGTTGTTCCTACTGTGTCTGTACTAAATTTATAAGTAGCTGTAGCTATATAAACCATGTTCCAAGTGTATTTTAAATCATTTCCACCATTAGTGTTAGTTCCAGTGGATATAGTATAAAGTCTAGGAGAAGTTTGATAGACTTGCATAAATACTGTAATAGTATCATTATCTGCTGTAGAAGAAGTTACTGCTCTACAAGAATGAGCACCTGTTATAGAAGTTACATCTTTAATAGTTTTTGGACCTGCTGCTAAAGAAGCATCAGACCCTAAAACAGATAGTTTAACAACACCACTACCATTAGAAGTTACTATTATAAATTTACCTTCTGCATCTACATGAATATCAATTGCATCATGTGGAGTAACTGCTGTACTTCCCCATGGGTCTAGGTTAGTAGCAACCACATTAAGATTATCCCATCTAGCTATTCTTAATTCAGAAGCACTACTATCGTAATAAGCTACCATCATAGAGCTACTACCTGCTGCTACATCAAATCTTTGATCAGTAGCTAAAGTAGCTACTGTAGCTTCTGAAGTAAAAGCTTTATCTGTTCCTGCTTCAAAAGGTAATTCTCTAGTTAAGTAACTACCTAAATTAAAGTTATTATATTTTAAAACTCTAGAACCATCAGTCCAGAAAAACCAAACTAATCCGTTGTAGACTTGCATTCTTATATAAGCTACTGAGCCTGAAGCAGTAATACCAGGAACTTCCGTATCACTTACTACATAAGAACCAGTTTCTTCATCTACTATGGATATTTTATATTTGCCAGACTCTAGCCAGCCTAATATTCTATAACCATTTAGATAAGAAATCTGAAGTTGAGTTTGTTCTTTTCCGTTAGATAAAATTGTCTGAGACATAGGAACTACAGCATCATAACTACCTTCATTTTGCCAAACGTCTGAACTTTTACTGTAGCTATAAATTTGATCTCTAGATAGCCATAGTAGCTGATCTTTAAACTGAGAAACTCCAATAATCGGTTGATTATTAGTAGAACCAATACCTACACCTTTAATGTTAGTATAACCATTTCTTTTATTAAACTCTCCTTCTTTATCAAACTTTACATTTTGAATATGGGTAAATTGACCAAAAGGAAGTTGTTTTGGGTCAATCTTAGTATTAATACCTTGATTAAGAGATAATGGCAGATTGTTCTTTTGTAAACTCACAACCCCTCCTATATAACATCAAAATCTAATGAGTTACCTCTTGATATAACTGTAGCTGAACCATAATTAGAGTTTATAACATAACCCCCTGGAGTGTCAGTAGATTTTTTTCCGTCTACCATTTGACTTGTTCCAGAAGCTCTAATAAGAATGTTTTTAGTAGCAGCGTTTCCTGAAATATCCTTGAATATAAAAAATCTTCCTCCACTAGGAGCAGAAGGTAAAGTTATAGTTATACTACCTGTTCCACTAGCATCTACTGGATAGTAAGAAAGATCATCACTAACTGAGATTGTAGTATCAGTTGATATGTTAGTAGATGATGCAGAAAAACTAATAGCCGAGACTCCTGAAGCATTTAAGGCTCCACCTGAAGTTAGTTGAATCTGCGTATTACTTCCATCGTTAAAGTATAAATCTCCCGATGAACCACCTGTAAATAAAATATTAGGATAAGATGCAGCAGGTAAAGCTGTGGAAGGACTTGTATTTAAAGACATTCCTAAAAACTTCATATTAGTAGCAGCATAGGCTGTTGTACTTGTACCGCTTACTACTGTAAAACTTAAATCTGCATCAATGTTTAAGGCAGCTGCTCCTAACTTTCTACCTACCGAAACGTGGTCATGAGAGTCAATTGAAGTTAAGGCAGTGTTTAAATCACTAGCCCACGTAGGACCTAGCCGTTCCCCAGGTGTAGGAAGGGTTAAACTCATATAGGTTGTTGTACTTGTTTCAGCCATAGTTATTTCCTAAAATATCCAAAAATGGACATTAGACATATTAGTAGTTCCTGGTATTAAAAAATTAATAAATTTTTTTCTATCGTATTTTTGACTTGAACCTCCTATTGTAGCTGTAAGAGATTCATAGATGTCTATAGAATTAAACTTTCTTACAACTATCCAACCTAAAGGCTCTCTACCTAACTTATGTTCTATTAAGTTATCGCTACTATGAGACAAGTCTACTGACTTTAATAAAAGTCCATCTACAACTTGTGACTTAGTTATAGGAGTTAAAACTTCCTCTAACTGATTTTGAGAACTGTTAAACTCCGCCCGTCCTGCATAAGGACCTAAAGCAAAAACTTTTTTATAGTTTCTTATACTCACGTTGTAGACCTTGTAAACCAAAATTCATCATTAGCTGTATAAATATCCGTTACTGATAGAGGAGAACCTGCGTCTCTATTATTAGCAGCTTCTTCTATTCTACGTTTCATTAACATTTTTTGTTGAATGAGAATAGTAACATCACTCTCTTCTTTTTGTAAACATTTTATAGCTGCATCTATAACTACATATTCTGCATACCCATTTATGTCAGCAAAAGTAGTAGTAGAAGTAGCTGGAGCTGTACTGTCAAATTGTTGAGCAGTTGGTATGTACCAAACTTTAACTTCAGTAGCACCATCTGGTTTTGGAGTAAAAACTATATTACCTCCAACCATTCTGTATCTTATATTTGTCAAACCTAGAAGACTCCAAGTTCCCCAGTTTTGATATAAATTTCTTTCATTAAAATTAAACGGTCTTAGCGTAAAATAATCTGAACCGTTTATCTTAGCATCAATACCTCTAAGTTTATAAAAATCAGAAATATTCGGTCCAGACGTAGAACTGTGGATGGGGTACGAATCTGTACCTGCTACAGTATTAAAAGTAGCACTACTTACATAGTAATCTTGTCCATACGTCTGAATAAGAATATCATGTAATTCTGATATTCCTGCATTTATATAGGTCTGGACTTCGGTATCTGACACAAAGTCATTAGACTCCATATCAGCTCTTTGTCTAACCCTAGCTACTAATTTAGCTTCGGTTATAGCCGCCATAAAACCCCCAAAAAGAGGAGGGCTTTCGCCCCCCGACTATTCTTTAACACATTTTTTGATAAACATTTTTAAAGATTCAGCTAGTAGTTCTTTGTCTTTTTCTTCAAGACCTTTAAAGATACCATCTACTTCTTCTCTGTAATGTTCATAGACTTCATGTTCTTCTTCTTCGTGCTTACCTTCTACGTAATCCTCGTTAGATTCCTTTCCATTGCCGTAGTGGTCTTTCATCTTCTCGATGATGATTGAAACCATACCGCCTTTTTCTTTCTTAGGACCCATCATAATCATGATAAACTCCTTAGCTAAC